GATGATGCCGCTCCACCGCGTCCGAACCATCAACAGCGGCAAGTCCGCTATGTTCCCGGTCACGGGTGTCGCTGAGGCCAAGTACCACGTTCCCGGCGAGTCCGTCCTCTCAGAGGCATCGGGCACCTCGCTGTTCGCGGCTTCGGCTTCTGCGGGTTCTCCCACGACCTCGTTCGACTCGGGCAACAGCCCTGCGTCCAAGTACCTGAATCGCTTCAAGCACAACGAGAAGGTCATCTTCATCGATGATGTTCTCGTCTCCAGCGTCTTTGTGGCCGACATCGATGAGATGAAGAACCACTACGATGTGCGCAGCATCTACAGCACGGAGATCGGTCGCGCTCTCGCCTACACGGCAGACAAGAACCTGATCCGCACTGTGATCGCAGGCGCTCGTCGCACCGCAGACCGCTTCGGCGGTTCGGACGCAACGCTGCTTGGCGACCAGATCCAGATCAACTCGTCGCCCACGGGCACCACGCTCATCAACGGTCTCTTCGAGGCCGCACAGAAGATGGACGAGGCGAACGTGCCAAGCGAGGATCGGTTCTGCGTGCTCAAGCCCTCGATGTACTACCTGCTCGTCAACAGCAACAAGGACGCCATCAACCGTGACTACGGCAATGAGGGCAACGGGTCCACGGCGAGCGGTATGGTCATGTCGGTGGCTGGCATCCGCATCCTCAAGAGCAACCACATCCCCGCAACCGACGAGTCGGCTGCGACCAATGTTCACAACGCCACTGGCGTGAAGAACGATGTGTACGGCTCTGGCGGCGTTGGCTACGGTCAGGTCTCCTACGCCGATACCGAGGGCGTCGTGTTCCACCGCGAGGCTCTGGGTACGGTCAAGTTGATGGACCTCGGTCTTGAGTCCGAGTACATCACGGAGCGCCTCGGCACGCTCATGCTTGCCAAGTACGCCATGGGTCACAACGTGCTCCGCGAGGAGTGCTGCTACGAACTGATCTCGACCTGATCGAGCGGTTCTCCCACCTGAGTGAAAAAGGGGGAGGTTCCAACTAATAATTGGGCCTCCCCCTTTTCTTCGACCTCTAGCAAGGACACACGACATGGCACTGAGCAAGACCACAAAATTGCAGGCAATCAACACGATGCTGTCTACCGTAGGAGAGCCTCCGGTCAACTCCCTGACGGCTCTGCGTGCTGATGCCCTCATTGCGCAGAACATCCTTGACGAGGTCACTAGGGATGTCCAGTCCTACGGATGGCTGTTCAACACCGAGGACAAGGTCATCCTGACGCCAGAGACAGGCACCGGGTACATCTATATTGGGGACAACGTCGCCCGCATGGACATGGATCCTGCGTACTACAACTACGACATCACCATTCGCGGCAACAGGCTGTACGAGCGGAAGAACAACACATACGTTTTCGTGGAGCCGATCACCGTCACCCGCGTCCTGCTCATGGACTATGACGAGATGCCCGAGGTGGCACGGCGGTACGTCTTCATTCGCGCAGCAAGGATCTTTCAGGACCGGGTTGTCGGCTCCGAGCGCCTCCATGCGTTCACGCAGGCAGACGAGATTGCAGCCCTTGCTAGGATGAGCGAGCATGAGAACGAGACGGGTGATTACACGATTTTCCAAGGTCCTGACATCTCTCGCACATTTATCCGCCAAGGCTCGTACCGGGTCTACTGATGGCACTGATCACGACGCCAATTCCCAACCTGATCGGGGGAGTGAGCCAGCAGCCTCCATCGATCCGGCAGCCCAACGAGGCAGAGGCGATCATCAATGCTGTCCCCTCTCCAGTCGAGGGACTGATCAAGAGACCGCCAACGGAGCACATTGCGGCGATCACGGATGCTCTGGGAGTTCCGCTGTTCAACAACCTTGCGGACATCCCCTTCGTTCACATGATCGAGAGGGACGAGAACGAGAAGTACATCCTGATCATCCAGAAGAACGGCACGGCATCCGTCTACGACCTTGCAGGAAACCGCAAGACGGTCTTTGTGATCAATGCCCTCAGCACCGCCGAATACCACCAGAGGTTTGCCACGACGATTGCGGATGTGACGTTCATCTCGAACTACACGACAACCCCGGCAATGACCGCTGCGGTCGCATCCCAGACCCCCAGCAACTACAACAGGGCGGGACTGATCTGGGTCAAGCAGGCTAACTATGCCCGCAAGCACACCGTCAAGTTGACCAGCGGCGGCAACACCACGGTATTCACGCACACCACACGGTCGCTTGAGATCACCAACACAGGTAGTTCAGGAACCGATGGCGTCTACGGGACCTATGCAAGCCCGGTGCAACTGACCTACGTCAGCGGAACCAAGGCAACCACCTATCCCAAGGCGATCATCACCGTATCTTCCAACAAGGTATCCAAGGTCCAGATCGTGGCTGATGCGGTCTCTTGGAACGGTCCCCTGTCAACCAAGTTGTCCGCTCTTGCTGCTGACATCGGCAACGTCAACAACTTCGAGTGCGAAATCAAGGACGTTGTTTCTGGAGATGTCGGAACGGCTCATGTTTCCGAATCCCTGTTCGATGGGGAGACATCGGGATACATCGGGCCTCCCGGAGGAATCAACTCCACATCGCCCTATACGTCCTCCACGGAGGTCGATGGCGTGATCTATCTCCAGTCCTCTGCCGACTTCACGGCGGTGCTTGAGGATGACTTTGCTGGAGATGGCATCGTGTTCATCCGCGACGAGGTCGAGAGGTTTGAGGACCTGCCTCCCACGGCTCCACACAATTACACCGTAAGGGTCAAGAACGCCCCTGAAGCGGCTGTGGATGACTACTACGTCAAGTTCAAGGCAAACGATGGAGTGTTCTCGCGTGGCGTCTGGGAGGAAACTGTGGCTCCCGGAGTCAAGTACGAGATTGACAAGTCCACCATGCCCCTGATCCTGATCCGCCAGTCCGATGGCACGTTCATGCTCAAGAGGGCAGACGGAGTGACTCCCAGCACGGCAAACGGGCGACCATCGGCAGATCCTGCGACCGTCTACGATGACTTCAAGTGGACGGACAGGCTGGTTGGGGACGAGGAGACAAACCCCAACCCATCGTTCATCGGGGAACCCATCAAGTCCATCGTCTACCACCAGAACAGGCTGGGGTTCCTTGCTGGAGAGAACATCATCTTCAGCGAGACCGGGGAGTTCTTCAACTTCTGGCGAACCACGGTCCTTGATGTGATCGATTCGGAAGTCATTGACGTTGCCTCATCGACGCCACGGGTAGGCCAACTGATGGCTGCGGTGCCCTTCAACAGGGACCTGATCCTGTTTACGCCCACCAGCCAGATGATCATGCGGGGCAACGAGGTCTTCAGCCCAAGGACCGTAGGCATCTTCCCTGTGGCTGACTTCGAGTCGGCGGCGTCCATGATTGCCCCGGTTCCTTCGGCCAACTCGGTGTTCTTCCTGTACCCCAATGGGCAGTTCTACGGGATGCGGGAACTGGTGCCTCACCAGAACATCGACGGCTCCTATGTGGCCAACGACCTGACTGCACCTGTCTCTCGGTTCATTGACTCGCCTGCGTACCACATCGCTGCCACAAGCCACGACAACATTGCAGCGGTGGTCATGGACACTGGTCTGGCCTGCTACAGGTACACCAACCAAGGCGACCAGAGGGTCCAGTCAGCGTGGTTCAAGTTCACCTTCAAGAGCGCCCACGATCCGACATTCAATGACATCGCCAAGGTCGTATGGGCTGGCTTTGACGAGTCTGACCTGTACATGGTGGTGCACCGAACCCGGAGCAACTCGACGGCATACATGACCATCGAGAAGATCCGCATGGGTGCAGGCATCAACGATACGGCAGCCACAGGAGTGAACTGGATTACCCACCTTGACCAGCGCAAGTTGGTGACCTCCAAGTCGTACAACGTCTCCACCGATATCACCACGTTCGTCCTGCCTGCGACGATCTCGTACAACCCGGACAGGACTCGGGTGGTTACCAAGGACGGGTACACTCTGAACATCCTTGCAGGATTCCCCTACACCAGCCTTGGGTTCGGGACTGTCGAGGTGCAGGGAGACTGGACTGCGGTGGACACTTGGGTAGGTACGGACTACACGATGACCTACACCTTCTCCACCCCCTACATCCGCTCTAGGGCAGGAAACGGGATGGCCGCAATGCTGACTGGGCGATACCAGTTGCGCTATCTGTTCCTCCAGTACGCAGAGACTGGCTTTTTCAAGGCTGTGGTCACCATGCCTGACGGGAGCCTGTACGAGTACAAGTTCACGGGCGAGCAGTTGGGCCTGTCGTTCACTGGAGGAGCCAACCTGTCTACAGGGACGTTCAGGATCCCCATCTTCTCGAAGAATGACGGGATGACCATGAGCATCCTGAACGATTCGCCTTTCCCTTCCAAACTATTGAGTGCAGACCTTGAGGCTTTCTACAATGACCGAGCCTCTAGGTACTCGCCTTGATATACGCCCGAAGAAGCATTGTTCCTGATGTCGCTGCGGTCTCCAAGGACATACGTCCAGAGGATGCCGAGGAGATTCGTGCTGCATCCGGCATGGAGCCTTTCGCTGGGCTGATGACTGGATACCTGCATTCTGACGAGTGCTGGACCATATGCACAGCCAAGGAGCACAAGGCGATTGCCCTGTTCGGTCTCAGGATGGCAGACAAGAGACAAGGAGTGGTCTGGCTTCTGGCGGCCAACGACCTGCCCAAGTATGGCACTAGGTTCCTCCGGGAATCGCGTGGGTGGATCGACAGGTTTCACCAGAAGGCAGATCTTCTGTTCAATGCGGTAGACCAGAGAAACACGGTACATATCCGGTGGCTCGAATGGCTTGGCTTCAAGTTCATCCGAGTCATCCCCGAGTACGGACACCTCAAACTTCCATTCGTAGAATTCGCAAGGATCAAATCACATGTGTGAACCGGCCACAATCATTGGCGCAGCCTCTCTCGCTGTAGGCGTGGGAACAGCGGTTGCAGGTGGTGTTGCCCAGTCCAATGCCACAAAGGCGCAGAACAGGTACAACCGTGAACTGGGAGAGGCGGCTCTGGCCCAGTACCAAGAGACCGAGAAGTCGGTTGTCCGTGATATCGGCTTGCAGATCGACCAGTTGGCCCAGCGCGAGTTCGAGCAGACGGCTGCCACGCGGCAGGAACTGGAGAACATCACCAAGAACGTGCGTCAGGCTTCTGGCTCCACTAGGGCGGTTCAGGGAGCCATGGGAGTCGAGGGCAGGTCTGTGGACATGCTGCACCAGCAGTTCGAGCGGGAGATCGCCGGGTTCGAGTCCACAGCCATGAGGAACATCCGCAACTTCCGCTACCAGTCCAACATCGAAGCGCAGGCGATCTATGCCCGTGGCCAGAGCATCCTGAACAGCGGCGTGCCTTCTCCCCTTCCGCCAGCGGCAACATGGTCTCCCGCCCTTAACGTGCTTCAGGGAGCGACTACGGGCATCCAGACGGCTTCGGCTCTCCAGTCG